GCGTTGCTATGGCAGGACGCATACGCATTCGTGCTACGTGAAGGACGTTCGTCTAAAGGCCGCGTGACGGATATCCTGAACCTTTTGCCCGACCGCACGAAGCCAGTCAGATACGATGACGGCACGCTTTACTATGTCTCCGAGATCGACGGCGAACTCGAACCGTTTCGAGCGGACGAAATCATTCATACGAAGGGGTTGTCAGTCGATCCGTCGAAGGGAATGGACCTCGTCGAAAAAGCTAAGAACAGTTTCGGCCTATCGCTCGCTGCGGAAGGATTCGGTTCTCGGTTCTTCAAAAACGGAACGCAGTCAGGTGGAATCCTGGAAATCCCGGCATCGATGACCGAAAAAGCCAAACAGGTTCTCGAAGAAGGGTTCAGCAGAAAGTATGCTGGCAAGGACAACTGGTTCAAAACAGTCATCCTGCGAGACGGTGCGAAGTTCAACGCGACGACGATTGATGCTCAGAAATCGCAAATGCACGAACTGCGAGAGGATCAAGTTCGCGAAACCGCTCGGTTCTTCAATCTCCCACCGTTTAAGCTCGGCCTATCGGACTCGGTCTCTTATAACTCGCAAGAGCAAGCCCAGATCGTATACCTAACAGGATGCCTAAATCACTGGTTCTCGGCGATTCGCGGCGAGTGCAATATTAAATTGCTCAGTCTAAACGAACGGAAAAGCGGCAAATGGAAATGTCGTCACGATGTTTCAGAGCTACTCAAAACTGATCAGAAGACGCATACGGATGTCGTTGTTGCTCAACTGACGGCGACGATCATCAATCCAGACGAAGCCCGCCAGCAACTCGGATACAACAAGCGATCAGACGGTTTGGGCCATATTTATGGCAATCCAAATACTACTCCGGGACCGGCATCGACCCCAGAAAGTCCAGATGAAACGCCAGCGAACGACCCCGGCGGCGGCGGAGACGGCGACGACCCTGGAAACGATCCAGATGAGGGATTGCAGGCACTCAAGGAACTTTTCAAGAAGACGATTGATCGCGTAGCACGTCGGGTTTGTTTCGACGCTCGCAACGCTGCGAAGAAACCAGCCACGTTTGCAAAGTGGATCGACGGGAAAGCCTTCGAACATCGCGACGTATTTGCCGAGCAAGTCAAGCTCGTTGTGAGAGTAATCGACCGTAAGAACGCGGACTCGCTAACAGTCGCATTGGACGGGAAGTTCTTCTCGTTGCTGATCGAAGATCTATCTCCGTTACTGAATCCTCCCTATTTGGCGAACGATCTAACGATCAACGTCGATGGCCATTGTTCTGACTTCGAAGAGACGATCGCGAAACAATTAACTGAACTCGTTTTTGCAAAGGATACCAAATGCGCACAGGCAGCTTGAACCGAACCCCGTTTGATTTGTCGAACGTCGATAAGTTTCTGAATTCGATTAAGTCGGAATCGTTTATCGTTTACACGCGGAACGCCAAAGGTGATGAACCTGCGGAACTGTGTATCTATGACGCGGTCGGAAAGGACTGGGACGGGAGCGGAATCGACGCGAAAGACGTGTCGGCGTTCCTTGCGGAGAATCGCGGAAAGGCTGTCAATATCAAGATCAACAGTCCAGGCGGTCTCGTTTACGACGGGTTGACGATTTACAATTCATTAATCTCGCATGACGGGCCAGTCACCGCGACAATTGAAGGGATTGCGGCATCGATTGCGTCGATCATCGCAATGGCGGCAGATAAAGTCCGCATGTCGGCCGTGGCCTCGATGATGGTTCATCGTGCAATCGGCGTTTGCATCGGTAACGAAAGCGATATGGAAGATTGCCGGGCGTGGCTTGCGACAATCGATAAGCAGTTGTCAAACGTGTATGCGGGCAAAACAGGCCGCAAGGCATCAACGATGCTGGATTATATGAAGGGCAACGTCGACGGTACTTTGTTCGATGCTCAGGCGGCACTAGACGCCAAGCTGATCGACGAAATCATTCCGGTGCGCGGCGATAAGAAAAAAAACGCGAAGAACGAAGTTGAAACTAAGATCGAAGATGTTCCTGACGAAACGGAAGTCCGCAATGAACTGGACAAATCACTCGCTGCGGAAACGCATCGGAAGATTATGAAACAAAAAGCATCGGCACGGTTGCGAGTATTGGAGGTCAGTGGGGAATGAGCGAACAAATTGCAATCGACGAAATCGCACTTGAGAGAGTCGGCCAAGGTTTCACGCAGATGTGTATCGCGGTCAAGGTGAGGATCGGAGATAGGTGGTACGAGTTGATCCGAGACCGAGAAACCTCATCGAACAATCATCGAATGACGGCAAAACAGATTCGCGAGATCGCGGAGGCGAAATGAAAGAGCGAGAACAAAAAACTCCGAGCGGTTTCTTTAATGAAAACGGCAAGTATGAACAGTTCGAGACGACGACGTTAACGGCCAGCGAATCAATCGGCATCCAGGTCGAACCGGACGTCCACAAATATTGGCCGGAATCAATCAAGGCTACCGTCGGTTCGTTCGAAGTCTTTTGCGATCCGCTGGACCGGTCGAAATTCGCTTGCACGATCGACGGTATCGACGTCAGGCAGGCTAGGCGAATCGAGATCGTGATTGCTGCCGGGGAACGACCGAGCGTTAAGATTGAATTTGTGCCGAAGGTGCATCGATCAAATACGGGTTCTGATGCGTCTTAGGTTTACAGTAATACTCAGGATCAATCCCGTCTCGCAAAAGCTCGCACGGGCAGATCCACCATTCCTGATGCTCGGCTAGTGTTAATCCGTATGTCGTGATTATCCAGCGTTCAAACAACGTCGTATCTGTGCAATCGGGCGTCGAATCGTTCCATTCCGGGTATTGTTTGTATTCATCGCGGAATCGCATAACAGCCGCACGCATATCAATTCCGGGCGGTCCTTCGAAAACTCCGTCGATCGTGAAGTCGCTGTATTCGCCGCGTGTCAGTAAGTAAATCATGATTCCTGAAAAGACCTTTCGTCAATGATGTCCGCTAGGAGTTCAGCGAATGAATTGATGATTTTCACTTTGGCATTTAGTTCGTCGAGTTTATGCATCCTGAATTCCAAAACCTCTTCGAGCTTATTAATAGACTCGTCTTTCCTGTGGAGCTGTTCGACGAAGGCATGATTGTCTATGCGAAGTTGGGCGATTGTTTGCTGAAGTTCGTCGGTGGTGAAGTCGACTTTGTATTCGACGTTCGTTGGCGCGGGTAATTGATTGGCTTCAACTTTTGTCAGCCTATCCGAAATCGATTGCAGCAGATAAACAACCTCGTTCTCTGGCCTCTCGACAACTGGTTCGGAAGCATTCGGGACCGCTTTCGGTTTCGATTCTGGCTGTTGCTTCCATGAATCCGGTGGTTCGACTTTCAATTCAATCTCCTCAAAAACTCCTCGACATCTTCGTTCTCAATCTCGTAGCGACCACCGTTGAAGCGTCCAGTCAGTTTTATAATCTCACCAGTCTTTCGATTCCGAAGACCTTTTCGTATCCACTCACCAATCGTTTTCGGTGTCTTTCCGGTTTTGATCGCGACTTGCTTTGCTTCCATACTCAATCCTTGATTCAAAAAAACAAATCGAACAATTCGAACAACTATAACAAATCGAACAATCAACCATCAATCCCTATTGTGGTTTCTGGAAAAAACAATAGTCTGAACTCACAATTCATAGTCGAACCGCGTCTATACGCCGTTTGGCAACAGGTCGAGTAATTTCGGTCTATACCGAAATCGCTCACTGATGACAGGAAACAACCCTGTCGCCGGTGTGCGGCTCGATCCATTTTCGCATACGTCCCGGCGACTCAGCTAGGACGTGAGAAAAATGGCAAACCTGAAAGACCTGCAAGACAAGCGGCTCGATCTCGCAAACAAGATCAAGGAATTCGCGACGGCCGAAGACGCCAAGGGCGACACCGGATGGTCAGCAGAAACGACTGCCGCATGGGACGCTCTCAATGCAGACTACGATTCGACCAAAACCGAACTCGACAGCGAAAGCGAACGAGCAACGAAGGCGGAATCCGACAAAGTCGCCCGCGACAACCGTTTGCAAGACATCCTGAACTACAAGCCGTCGATCATCAATCGAATCGGTCGCGACGGTGCCGGATTCGAAACAGGACCACGCAATCAAAGTTCGTTCAACGGTGGTCAAAACGAACACGAAACGATGGCAATGGCCATGCAAGGCTGGATGCTGAATCAAGTAGCTCCATCGAAGATCACCGACAAGCATCACAAGGCCGCTGCTCAGTATGGTATCGGCATCTCGGATCGCGAATTCTCGATCGGTCTGACCAACAACTGGAAGCACGTCAAGAACCAATTTGACGTCTCGCGATCCTCCAACACGCTTTCGAGTCAAACCGGCGGTTCCGGTGGTTTCACGTTCGGCGAAACGTTTATCGGCAATCTCGAATTGGCTATGCTGGCCTATGGCGGGATGCTGCAGGTCGCCGACGTAATCCGAACGACCACGTCTGAGCCGATGCGATGGCCAACCGCCAACGATACAACGAATACCGGTCGCCAACTTGGCGAATCGGCTGCAGTAACGACTCTCGATCCGACCTTCGCTCAGGTGATCTGGAACGCTTACAAGTTCACCAGCGATGAAATCCTTGTCCCTTACGAATTACTCCGCGACAATGCTGTCAATCTGCTGGATAAGATTTCCGAACTGCTCGGAATTCGCCTCGGTCGTATTCAGAACAAGAAATTCACGATCGGTTCAGGTGCGAATACCGCCAAGGGTATCGTGACAGCCGCGACCACTGGCGTTACTTGTGCAAGCTCGACGGCAATCGCTGCTGACGAACTGATTGACCTCGAACACTCGATCGACCCAAGTCGCCGATCGATGCCCGGAGTCGGTTATATGTTCAACGACGGCATTCTGAAGTCGTTGCGAAAGCTCAAGGACGGAATGGGCCGTTATCTGTGGCAGGCCGGATTCAATACCGGTGCCCCAGACATGCTCAATAACCGTCCTTATACGATCAATCAGGACATGCAGGCCACGATTGCAACCGGAACGACAACGATCGTCTTCGGGCAAATGTCGCAATACAAGGTGCGTCAGGTCAATTCGATTCGTTTGTACCGATTGGTCGAACGATACCGCGAAAACGACCAGGATGCGTTCCTGGCATTCATCGAAGCTGACGGCAATCTGCTCGATGCTGGTGATCATCCGGTGAAGTGCATGGTTCAACCGTAATCTATGTTTTGTTGGAGTGGAATTGAAATGGCAATTGAAATGATGAAGGTCAAGCTCGCAACCGGTCGCGTAGGACACAAGTTCAACGATCGTGGGGAACAAGTCGGCGAGTTTTTCCAGAACGCTGGTGACGAAGTCGAGATGCCGTTGGCTGAAGCTCAACGATACCTCGAAAGAGGAATGGCCTCGAAAGTCACCGAGAAGTCCAGCAAATAAATTCAACCCCTTGAAAGGGATATGCAATGAAGCAACACGCCACCGACGAAATGCTCACGGTCGTGATTCAAGACCAAGTTTCAGCAGGAACGTCACTCGTTACATCGAGTGCATCCGCTGATTCAAAGGGGTATGACGCAGCCCGAGCCATCGCTGTCACCAGCACGGCCACAACTGGTACGGTTCTCACGCTGAATCTGTATAGCGTCGCAACGAACGTGCAGACGGGTGGAACGCTGGAAGCCAGCTCGACGTTCACGTCGGCGACTGGGACCGACGCAACGCTGAAAAGCTTGATTGTCGATGTCATCAAACCGACGCATCGATATCTATACGCCACGCTGTCGAGAACAACGCAAAACTGTGTTGTGAATACGATTTTGATTGAATTGTACCGCGCAAAAGCAGTTCCCGTTACGCAAGACGCGACCAATATCGCGGTGACAAAAGCAGTAGCTGGCGGCGTGGTCTAATTCCTGATTTAACTCGGAGATTTTTCAATGCCAACAACCGAAGCTGGCCATTTTCCAAATCGCATCTATGACGACCAAGGTGGGAATTTCCACATCAATGGTGCGAATTTTTATATTAACGAGTCCGGGGCGGTTTATCCTGCCGTTCCGAGTACCGACAGCGTTACAGCCATCGGCACAAATCAGGGCGGGGCGGTCCAATTAACCACTGCTCTGAATCGCATTACCACTAGCACGGCAACGGCATCGCCATTCAATGGTGTGCTTTTGCCGATCGCAACCGCAGGGCAAATGGTGATCGTCGAAAATAGTTCCGCCAATCCGATTCAGGTTTATGGAAACGGAACGGACACTATCAATGGCAATACCAATACGCTTGGTGTCACTCAGGGCATCAATTGCGTATGGGAATATTGTTGCACAACTGCCGGTGCGTGGATCATGCAACCGACATATAACTCGCAGCAAGGGATGATCACTCTTGGCGGGACCGCAGACGCTATTTCTCCGCACTTGGCTCACACGTATGTCGTCACAAAAGCCGGTGTCGATGCTATGACGCTTGCTGCTCCAACGGCGACGACAGACGACGGCGTGATCATAACTGTCACGAGCGCTACTGCAAACGCTCATACGTTGACGGCTACCGGTCTTCTGCAAACAGGAACAGCCAGCGTTAATACAGCGACATTTGCAGCCCAAAAGGGTGCCGGGTTGACGTTAATGGCATATCAAGCCAAATGGAATGTGATTTCATCCGTCGGTATTACGTTCTCGTGATGTGATTGTGAGGGCGTGCGATGTTTACTCAACGATTCACTGTTCCACTTGCCACGAGTGCTGGTGGAACGCAGACGACAACGACGACAGATCAGGGCGTAAATGGTCAGGTAAATGGTCGAATTCTTGAGGTATATTACGTTCCAGATGGGACAGTCCCACTTGCGACAGGTGCGGTAGTCACGCTGACTGGTGAAACGACCGGGATACCAATTCTGACCGTGACCGGGATCGGAACAACGGCAGTTAACTATGCTCCGAGACAAGCTACCCACACGATTGCGGGAGCTGCATCGCTCTATGCGTCAGGTGGAACGGCAGTGACGGATCATATTTACATAGCAAATGAGCGAGTGCAGGTGACGATTTCCTCTGGCGGTGCCAGTAAATCCGGGACGCTGTATATCGTAGTCGGGTAGAACCATGCTCGGCGAAGATCAATATTATTACAGAACACAGCTAACGCCGACGTTCAAGGTGGTAACGCCACCCTCGTCGGAACCGGTTCAGGTGAACGATCTACGCGCTCAAATGAACCAGGATTTGATAGATGACGGCGGAAAGTATAGTCGAGTATTGACTGCTGCTAGGGAAATGTTCGAGGCTGATTCTGGTGTGTCGCTCATGCCGACTATCTGGAATTGTTACCTCGATCACTTTCCGTGGTTTGAAGAATCCTACGACCGTCGAACGGTCAAGTTGATGCGGGGTCCGATTTCGTCTGTGGCGTCGGTCGTCTATATCAATTCGGCTGGTCAACAAACGACGCTCAGTACGAGTGTTTATCAAGTTGATGTTGCGAGGACTCCATCGCGATTGATGCCGCTTTGGGGTCAAGCATGGCCCGTCGTGCAATTCTCGACTGTTAATGCGGTGACAATCCAATTTACAGCCGGTTTTACCTCGCTGGCGTTAGTTCCAAAAAAAGCGATTCAGGCAATCCTGATGCTGGCTGGCTACTGGGTGGAAAACCCAACGATGCTAGGTCAAGTCGGTGGCGACATCACGAAGGCGTATGAGTCATTGAAAGACGCCGTCCACTGGGAGGTGTTTGATGAATAAATACACATCTGGGGACTTCAATAAATATGGAAACGTCTACAGCCTGAAAGCAAACTTGACGCCGGATGCGAGCGGTCATGTGAACGAGGCAGATCCTGACAATTGGAACTTAGTAGGCCCGAGGCATTTCAAAATCATGCCTCGCGGGTCTAAGGAATTCATGGTCGGAAGCCAATTGAATTCGAACGTGACGCATTTATTGGCGACGACTTATGACCGGCAGAGTAAAGCATTGTCGACAAAGGACAAATTCGTTTATCAGGGTCGGACGTTTTCGCTTTATGGGCCTGGAATCAATGTAGACGAAAAGAATCGGTTCATTGAATTCCCTGCAATCGAATCACCAATGGCGGCGGGGTGATGAGATGGGTGACAAGATTCAAGGGCAAGTTGAATTCGAGAGAAAGTTGAAGCAACTGAGCAACGACGCACGACGGAAGATTGCGAATCCCGTCATCAACGCTGGACTGCGAGTCCTGGCCGACGGAATCAAATCGCAAATACCACCTGAATATGTCGGGTTGGCTTCATTAGTTGGAAAGAGAATCGATCGATCTGGAAGCGGAAACGGCGAAGTGATCGGCAAGGTGGGATTCGGAGTCGGGCGGCGAGGAAGTCGGACGAAATCACGCAAACGTGGTGGAGTAGGGATCTCAGCGAACAACATTCACTGGTTAGTGTTAGGAACGAAAGAACGAGCGACGAAGACAGGTGCAAATCGTGGGGTGATGCCAGCGGTATTGGCTCACTGTGTGCCGAACGGAATTGCTTACTCGAATGCGGCGGCGATTACTGAGATGGAACGGGTTTTCAAGGAACAGATGAAGAATCTCTAATGTTAACTCACGGTCTACGAACGCTTTTTCTGGCTCAGTCTGCGATAACCTCGCTGGCTCCGGCTCAGGTCGTAGGCAGAACGACATATCCAGCAGTATTCTGCGACAACGCTCCTCAGGGTGTTCAGCCTCCTTATGTTGTTTTCCATGCGAACGCGACAGATCCGATGGTTACGCTGGACGCGACTTATAGCGAATCATT